CCAAAACCATCCTCATCATCAAAGTAAATCCAAAGTAGTTTATTTCTTACTATTTTAAATCTTCTTAACAGATAAGCAATAGGAAATACAACAGGAGCAGATATAAACCCAAACAGATTTAACATCATTATTCTAAGCCATTTTAAATATATCATAATTATTTAAGTTTTAAAAATTCAGCGTTCTCGTTTTTTATAAACCAATCTTGATTCTCATAATACTTATCTACTACTGCATCAATCATTACAAGCTCATCAATAGAAGCAGTCTTAATCTTGTCTATAAGACCATCTATCTTGTTTAAAACATTGGTACACATCTCAGGGTTATTAGTGTAGATTATAGAATAATCATCTTTAAACACTCTCTCCAGCATATCACTTGTCCTGTTGATTTGTAGTTTTATATTATGCTTGTAGGCATTTGATCCCTTTAACTCGTCATTTGCTTCTAGTAGAAGCTGACTTAATATAACTACTTTAAGATAGTTTAGATGTCTGTCTGTTATTTGTTCTCCTCTATCCATTGTTTTTGTTCTTTTCTTAAATGTTTAATTTCCCTTTGTAAATAATCTAAAGCCTTTTCTAAGTCTTTTAACTCATTATCTTTTTTACCAGCTCTTATGATATACTTTAAGATGTTTCCTCTGTTAAAATTGAGCTGATAGTCTTTTATAACATCTATAACATCATAGCCTTTATTACTATTGTATCTTAATGGTGTACTCATTCTGTTCTTAGTTTTAATAAGTTATAACACTCTATGTATCTTTGTTTAGCTTTTCCCCTGTGTATTTTTTTAAACAGTTCATAGATAGCTTTAGTAAATTGGTATTGTGTCTTACAGTCTTTTAAGTATTTCTCTGAAAACTTCTTACCATATCCTTTGCAGTAATTAACATTATCAGCAGTATCTCCTATTATCATTTGCTCATAAAAATTATATAAAGCCTGATACTCTGATATGTTGTAAACCTCTCTGTGTTTAAAATGATAATTATACATCAAACAAGGAAACTGCTTATAGTCCTTGTCAATAGAAACTATCATCACATTATCTCTACCATACTCATTACTTAACTCTTTCCAATACCTAGCAACAAGATCATCCGTTTCAATACCATAACCATACAATCCATCATAATGCTCTCTTACAAAGTTATGCATATCATTAAGTAAAGGAGGAAGTTCAGCGTTTCTATTTGCTTTATACTTTTTTGTAATAAGTTTTCTGAAATTACCTTGTGAATAGTTAAAGTTATATATTTTGTCAATCTCGTAATCCTCTTCTAAGTCATTAACTATTTTAAAATATTGCTCTTCAAATTTAGCAATAGAATCCTCTATGTCTGTATAATGCTTCTCCTCTCTGTTTTCTTTTTTAGAAACTAAACAGGATGCAAATACTAAACTATCACAATCAATTAATAATATCATTTTATATTTTATTTATATTCCACAATAACCACTATCACATTCATTAAAATCATCATCAAATAATTGAATTTGTGAACCAAATTTTAATATATCTTTATATAAGACTTTTGAATTAAATTTGTTTCCTGTTTTATTTTCTTGTTTAACAAACCAATTAAAACTTTTTTTATCTTTTTGAGCAATATGTGACAAAAATAAAGGAGTTCTATTTACACATCCAACACAATTATTTCTATATGCAAATCTAACATTTTGATTATCCCAATAATTATAGATTGTATCTTTTTGTATATTATCTTCTATTAAGGGAAACTCAACATATCTGTAAGGAATTTCTGCCCACTTATTAGTTTTTCCGTTTTTAGACTTTCCTATTATAGTTTTAAAGTGTTCTAAGCCATTTTCATCAGCACGATCTAATATATTAGCCATTCTGTTTTTTTCTGTTGGTCTTAAACCTATTCTCATTCTTATTGGTAGTTCTGTATTTTCTTTTAAAAAATTAAATATTGGTATTATTTTCATATCAGTCGTGCAGAATCTAGCCATTTGGTTAGGTAAATAATTTCGGTGATTTTTAATAACTTGTTCAAATGTTACTCCACTAACCCAGTTTACTAATTGACCTGTTTTTTGCTCTAAATCTAGTATTGTATATATTATCTCATCCATTTCGACTGTTCCAATAAATTCTTTTCCAATTTTATCAGATACAATCTGCCTTGTTTTTTCATCATTACCATTCATCCAAAGATTATCTTTATCCTCTACTCTAACTAAAGCAAATACATTTAAGTTAGCTGGATAATGCTTCATAATATATGCTGATGTCTTGCCTCCACTAATTGAATTAACTGTTATCATAATTTTAGTTATTCGTTATCATATAAGTAACACTCTCTACTACAAAAACCCTTATAGCTGGTGTTAGGTGAGCAACAATGTTTACACTCAGGTTCTTGCTTAATATCGCTTTCCTCTTCAAAACAATACTCACACTCTTCTACCCAATCAGTATCAAAAAAATGATGATGATTGTGACAATATTCTACACTCATAATTTTATATTTAGTTTTGTTATTTGTTTTTCTAATTCCTCTATCTTACTATCAGCTTTTCTAGAGCGTTCTACTGCATTATTTTTATCAGCTCTTAGTAATGATATTCTTTTTTTGTAAACCTCGTTCTCTGTTCTTATTTGATTAACAAACAAGCCTATCTCTCCTATTGCTTGTACGCAATTACTTAAATCTTTATTAGTTGGTTTATCCTGTGACCATTTTAGTAGTTTGTTACCTAACCAATCAAACCACAGGATATAACTTTTACTTTGTAGCTCTGTCATTACTTAGTAAATAGATTGTATTTTAATCTTACTTTAGTCCACCAAGTTAAATGCTGGTACTCTTTCTCTGTGTAAATGTTTACCCTACCATTAATAATAATAGCGTGTAGACCTGATGATAATACTTTGTGTGTCATTTGTTTTGTTTTAATTAATAAAAACCAAATATAAACAATAAATGTTAATAAACAAATTATTTCATTCTTTCAAAGTAATCATCCCATACACCTTTAACATCAGGATCATTATGGTTTATAATTGCTGCTTGACTTTCCTTTAAAAGATAACAAGGCTTTAAAACTCTTTTTTTAGTCCATAAAGTAGTATCAGGACAATAAATGTTTTTTACTTTTAAATCTTTTAAGTTGTTTAACCAAAACATATAATTTCCATTAGAATCATTTACAAAATAAATAGCTACTTTATTAGTATTGATAAGATTATTAAATTTAGATACCTCTATTATTTTTTCATCATAATACTTTTTTCTAAACTTCATCTCAATAACACACTCATATCCTTTAGGAGTTAAACCCATAGCATCAAAAAACTCAAAACCATTACCTGTATGAGTTAAATTCCATCCATCAACATTAAGTAAGTCTATTACTGCTTTTTCTAGTGTATGAGTTTTACTCAGCATATTTCTTGTCTAAATTATTAATCCAACTTTTAATCTCTGAACCATTACAGGTGCAAGGTTCGTGATACTTGTGATTAAACAATTCAGCGTGAAGAGTAAACATTGGTTTTAATTCTGCTTTTTTAAATCTAGCTGGATTAAACTCAGCTTTAAATTTTTCCCAAATTAATTTCTGTTCTTTATTCATATATTTTATAAATTATAATGAGTTCCATTGATCCCTCCGTTTATCACATCCACAGTCCTTGCCTAGCTTCTTGCTTATTGTTTTTACTAGGTAATGTATTCCTGTGTAAAAAGTAATATAATATACTATGTCACCTAATTTCATCTATAATATGTTTTTTTGTGTTTCTGTAAGTATGGTATAATGACACATAACTAATTTTAGTATCTCTACTTAATTTAGCTATACTTGTACCTGAAGCAATTATCTCAAATACTTTTCTATCATACCAATAAAGACTATCTAAAACATTATCTAATCTGTCTTTGTCTTTTTTCCATTCTAGTTCATCTATCCCCAGCTCCTGTTTATAATTTACATCTACCTCCTCTAAATAAACTTTAATTTTTTTAGCTTCTTTTTTAAAGATGTTCAAATAAATACCTCTTAAAACTTTGTAGCAGTAATAATGATTTATGTCATTACCATAACTAAAGTCTATTCCTTTTTGTGTGTCTAAATGTAATTGAATATACATCTCTTGAACTATGTCCTCTGCATAGCTCTCATTACAACCAAATGACTTTACAATATTAATCCAATCTAAATGCTTTTTGTAGGCTAAGTCTATTAATGTTTTCAAAATGGTACTTTTTGTTGTTTATATTCTAGTTTGTTAATTAAATTTACTCCATCAATACTAAATCCAACGTTATTAATAACGCTTTTTAATCTTACAGGTTCATCCATTGGAGTAGGTCTTGATCCTGTGTCTGTGTCTTTTATTTTTCTTGTGTGTATCATTGAGTACATCCAATCAGTAGGGTGCTGCGTGTACCTGTGAATACAGAAAAAGTCATCAGCTCTGTTTACAAACTTACCACCTCCCTCAGCATCTGAAGCCATAGGAGGAATAGGATGCTCTGCGTAATAATGTGTAGGTTTATGCTTCTTTCTAAGAGCTTCTGTTACTGCGTGAACATTAAGCCATATACTAACGTTATTCTGTTTACAAAATATTCTCATATCAGTAGTACACTCATAATGATAATTATGCTCAGAAATACCCTTTAAAACCTTTCTATCAAGATTTAAAGAGTTATA